GCGTTTAATCCATTGGCTAATGCGCTTACACAGGGCATTAACTCAACTACTGGCGAAAAGGTTAAGCCATTTATTCAAGAAGTTGAGACGATGGCTAAGAATAGATTTGGTCCAAATGTATTCCAACAGCAGTCTTTTGGTATAGTAGATTCAATTGGACTCCCTACTGGCCCTATTTTTTCTGATTTTGGACCACGGCCCATAGATCCTTTTGCTAGACCAAACCCAAACTTTGGTTATCTGGGAGAAGAGGCTAAGTTGTTTGACTCCAACAACGGGTTTGATGTTCCGCCTAGCCTTAACCGCATTCCTGAAGATCCGTTCTCACTTGTAGATCTTCAAGGCGCAAACCCCCTTGCAAGAACAACAGCTTTAGGATTTGCAGAGGGCGGTGAGGTAGAAGCGCAAGAAGACATGAATGAAAAGGATGTGATCGTTGAGGCAGTAAAGGCAATCAAGGGATTGTCTGATGCGCCAGAGATTGCTCTTGGAATATTCCTTGACAAGTACGGTCAAGAAGCTTTGGAAGATCTTGTAGAAAAAGTGCAGTCTGGTGTTCTTGATGACACCATTGAGCGCTTTGCCAACGGCGACAAGGGAATGGTTGAGGGCATGGGTGATGGATCTGGTGAAGATGACATGATCCCTGCATCATTAGACGGTGAGCAAGATGTTCTTCTCACTGAGGGGGAGTTCGTCATGAGACAGCCTACAACCAAGGCTATCCAAGACGAGTTTGGCAGTGATTTCTTAGACATCATCAATCAGTCTGAAGAGAAAGCTCCAGAAAAAATAAGGGAGATGGTGGGGGTTGAGAGTTAGCACAGTTCCTAAAGAGGCTGTAAAGCATGTTTGGAAGGATGTTGAAGGGTTACTAAGGAAGAGCGTTGAGGATACATCTAGGGGGAAGATAAACATCTTAGATGTTTTAGATGGAATCCTTAGAGACATATACGTTCTCTGGGTAGTTCTTGATGAAGAGGATAATATGGTCGCTGCAATAACAACAAGGATAGCAACATACCCTAGAAGGAAGGCTATGGTTCTTGATTTTGTTGGCGGCACTAAACTACACAAGTGGAAAGACACTGTTATTGAAACAATAGGTCGCTTCGCAAAAGAAAATGACTGTCAACACTTAGAAGGTTATGGCAGAAAAGGTTGGGAAAGAGCTTTACGGGGGAACGGCTTTTATTCAGAGTATATAGCATACCGCATGGAGTTATAGGATGGGCAAGGGATCACAGCAGGTAGAGTCTGGCGGCACCACAAGAACAGTAAGTCTGCCAGAATATGCAGACCCGTACTTTCGTAGACTTCTGAAAGGTGCGGAAGAGGCGACACAACCCTTTTATCCTGATGACCCTGATACATACGGGGATCTTGCGGGTGAGTCTACATATGTGCCGTATGGCGGTGAGCGTATAGCTGGATCTGAAGACTACGGTGATATCAATACATCCCGCGCTATGGTTCGTGGTATTGCTGAAACACCTATTGGGGGCCTTGATGAGGCGGTTGCCCTACAGCGCAGAGGGATTGCGGGCCTTGAGGGGTTAGCTAACTACAATACAGGCGCATTTGACGAATACACAGGGTTCCAAGCGGGCAGGGCTGACCCATATGCTGGCTTCCGTGCAGGTTCCGCAGATCCATTCGCTGATTTTAGAGCGGGTAGAGGCACTGAGTACACAGGTTTTCAAGCTGGTAGGGCAGATCCATACGCTGGCTTCAGGGCTGGCAGTGCTGACCCATTCGCAGACTTCCAAGAAGCTAAGTTCTCCGCGCAGACTGCTGATCAATATGACTTTGATCCAGCCCGTCAGTTTACTGGGGCTGAAGTTCAGCAGTATATGGACCCATACATGCAGAATGTTGTGGATGTTCAGAAGCGTGAGGCCCGTGAAGACTTTGGCAGAAGTCAAGCTGCAAGGGACGCTAGCGCAGTAACCGCAGGGGCACTTGGTGGATCGCGTCAGGCTGTACAGCAAGGCATGGCAGAAGAAGGTTTGCGAGAGCAACTTGGTGATATCCAAGCGGCTGGAAGTCAGGCTGCGTTCCAACAAGCAATGAAGGCGTTTGAAGCTGACAGGGCAGCACAGATGGAAGTTGACGCCCGCCGTGCAGCGGAGCTTGGTAGAACTCAAGGCTTAAATATTAGTGAGATCGGCAGAATGGAAGCTGGTCGTGCTGGGGAAGCTGGCAGAGTGCAGAACGCTAGAGCGGCTGAACTTGCACGTACCCAAGGCATTAGTCTTGATGAAGCGGCTAGAGTCCAGAGGTCAGAGGCGGCTGAACTTGCCAGAACTCAAGGGATTAGCTTGGACGAGGCAGCTAGAATACAGTCTTCAGAGGCTGCGGAAAGAGCGCGTGTTCAAGGCATTGATGTTGCAGAGGATGCAAGGGTGCAAAATGCACGTGCAGCAGAGCTTGCTCGCACACAGGGAATTAGCTTAGATGAGGCCGCAAGGGTCCAAGCGGCTGAAGCTGCGGAGCTTGCCCGTGTTCAGGGCATAAGCCTTGATGAGGCTGCTAGAGTACAGGCAGCAGAGGCCGCTGAGAGAGCGCGTGTGCAGTCTGCTAGAGAAGCGTCAAGACAGTTTGGTGCAGGTCAGGGCCTAGCTGCGTATCAGGCTGCTCTAGGGGCTGGTAGAGGGCTTGTAGACTATGGCGAGAGAGCAAGGGCAGCAGACATACAGGGTGCCCAGCTACTTGAGACCATTGGTCGTGACATTAGGGGAGAGGATCAGGCAAGACTTGACCTTGCATATCAGGACTTCTTGCGTCAGCAAGACTACCCAATGCGTCAGTATGAAAGGTTTGCTGGTTTACTTAGCGGTATGCCTATACAACCTGATATCAGCACGGCTACCTATCAAGCATATAATCCAATACAGCAAGCCTTGGGGGCAGGTATATCTGGATTGGGCCTGTATAGAGGATTAACAGGATGAACATCTTAGAGCAGACTGAAGCCCTTAAAGACCTACCTGATCAGGCTCTAGTAAAAGAAATGCAAATGCCCACAGGGATGGCACCGCCTGTGTTTATCACAGCGGAGCTAAAGCGGCGTCAGCGTATGCGTGATGAGTTCAAGCGCAGAGAGGCACAAGATATGCCCACTGTAGCTGAAGAGGTAGTGATGGCTGCGGGTATGCCACAAGGTGGTATTGCTGATGCTGCCAGAGCTATGGCTCCAAAAAGTTCTATTGCACAAAACACTGGTATGAATGAGATGATGCCAGCGGCAGCGACACGGGCACCACAGCGCATGGCTGAGGGTGGAATTATGAAGCTGCGCGAGGGTGGTAAGCTTGTTAAGGTAGGTAATGCTAGGTTCTATGCATTTCCAGATGGAGAAGTTTATGTTGAAAACCCTGATGGCAGCAGAGAATCTGTTACAGATCCTAGAGTTCTGGGGGTTGTCAGAGGTCAAGCAAACGTAGGGCCAGAAAGACAAGAGAGCGCCACACCTTTAGGATCAGAAGTGTTACAAGAAGCCGCTCCAGAGCGCCCAACTCTTGATTCCACGTTAAGTTCAGCTAGACCGTTTAGCCCTGCTTCAATGGAAGTTACAGACACTCGTCCAGCAGTACCGCCTAGTCTTGGCATGGGTGGGGAGAGACCTGCTACACTTACCGCTGCTACTCAGCCAACAGCGTTGTCAGAGATGGAGAAGGCACGGCTCGCCACTGAATTTACGCAACAACAAGAGCTTGCCAGAGCTATTAGAGATCAACAAGAGCAGAGACCTAATTTATCTGGGCCAAGTATTAGTGATGTAAGCCCAACTGTTGATCTTGATTTGACTGGACAGTACGAAAATAGAGACGCAATAGAGAGCTTTAACAAGCGAACATTTGGAAAGCCAATGACTCCAGCGGATAAGGCTGAAGAGCGGCTACTCTTTAACAATATGAACATTCCACCTGATTCTCCACTTGCTGAATTTGCGGGAGTAGATAATCCTGAAACTCAACTCAGAGGCTACCTTGGTGGCAAGGATTATATGGATGAGAGCGAAGATTTCTATGATGATATATCAAAGAACTTACTGCCACCCAAAACTCCAGATCAAATAGCAAGAGAAGATTTAGAAAGACAAAAAGGTCTGGAAGCATTCTTTAAAAGTCAAGAGATGAGGGGCGGTAGGCCGGGTGGATCTCTGCCTGTAGATGTTTTATCTCAGCCTGTTACTGATGACACATACAGAATGCCTGATGTTACTGGACCAGAAACAACAGCAAGTGGTTTCTTCCCAGATTTAGAACAAGCCCAAGCGGCAGATGAAGCTGCCCGTCAAAGAGGCATATCAGAGCTAGGCCTTAGCCCAGTAGTCAGTGGCGGCACAGAGTATTTGGTAAACGATGCTGGCAATATGTTTAAAGTTGCTGGTGGAAAGCTGGTTGGGGTTAGTGGCGGCGAGGCCATGCAAGCAATAGATGTTGCTCAGAAGCAAGGCGCAGACTTCACAAAGTCTCCTGTAGGCATGATGCCAATCGGCACTAGGGGAGTGGATCCAGATACTGGTCTTGTAGACCCAGACAGTCCTTTTGTCCCAGCCTCTCTCGACATTAGTGGCCTTGAGACCCCAAGCATTGTTGGCGAAACTCTTCAAGGCAGTGGCCTTGGAGATCTTGTAGGTAGGGCTGTAGAAAGTCTACCTATACCACAGTCAAAAGAACAGGATGCTGTACAGCCCACACGACTAACACCAACAGCCTTTGCCACAGAGCCAGAGGGTATTGATTCAACATTATCTCAGGGCATTGCATCTATCCCAGATGGTTTCACATTGGGCACTGCGGGTGATACAGCAAGCAACGCGCTTTCGTTTGGAGATGTAAGCAAGTTAGTATCAGATGACGCTGGTGGTGGTGGCGGCGGTGGTGGCATTGTTCCCACTGGTGGTGCAGCTACAGGTTTGGAAGCTCGCATAGCGCAGATGCTTTCAGACAGAGAGAAGGATAGAGAGACAGACAAGTACATGGCTTTGGCACAAGCTGGTCTGGCATTGATGGCATCTAAGAACCCAACACTTGGTGGTGCCATAGGTGAAGCTGGTCTTGCTGGCGTAGGCGCATTGAGGAAGGCTAAGAGCCAATACGATGCGGATATCCTTGGCCTGATGGGCCTAGAAGAGAAGGCAAGAAGCTCACGTCTTTCCAGAGAGGCAGCTTTAGCTAAAGCCAATAGACCAAAGACAATGACAGGAACAGAGAGAGTTGGCTTGCTCAGAGAAGCTGGTGATTTGCGTGAAGAATTAATCAAACTAAAAGCAGATATTGCTAGAGAAGGTACACTGGGAGATTTTGGTCAGGTAACACCATTCACTCCAGAGCAATTGGCAGAGAAAGCAGCCCAAGCAAGGCTTTTGGAAAGCGAAATAAATAAGTACAAGGGTATGGCATACCCGCAGTTAGCCAACGTACAAACAGTTAATCCGTAGTCTTGATCAATGAGGAAATACTATGTCTGTAATATTTGTCAAAGATCCTCAGACAGGAATTGACTACTCAGTAAATATCTCTGGAACAGAACCCACTGAGAATGAACAGCAACAGATAAACGACTTCCTTCTATCGAAGCGTCAACAAGCACCTGTTGCTGCTGCTGCCCCTACACCTGAGCCAACCGATGAGGATAGCACCGCCATAGGCCGTGGCTTTCGTCGTGGCATAGAGCAAATACAATCATTGGCGGGCACCGCTCTAGAATATGCAGGGGCTGGCACTGGCCTTGAAGGCGTTGAGCAGTTTGGTCGTGAGCTAGAAGAGAAGTCACAGGCTGATCTGCAAGCCTTGATGGAAGAAGAAATAAGAACAACACGTCAAGATGTTGAAGGTGTTGGCAGCGCACTGTCATTCGCTGGTGAGTTGGCTGGTGAACAGGCCCCTATTCTGGGAACAACTCTGGCTGGTGCAGGGACTGGCGCTGCAATCGGTTCGTTCTTTGGACCTTTAGGCACTGCCACTGGTACTGTTATTGGTGGTGCGGCTGCATCTTTCCCACTTCTATTTGGCGGCAATGTCCAAAGGCAAGAAGAACAGGTTGAGGCTGGTGAGCTTGATGCTGTTAATGTAGAGAAAGCCCTTATTGCTGCTGGTGGACAGGCAGCTATTGAGGGTATTGCTGGTAAGATATTAGCCTTTACGCCGTTAAGGGCTGGGGCTGGTAGCCTGTGGGCTAGGTCGGCAAAGGGTGCTGGCGTTGGCGTTGCAACAGAAGTTCCAACAGAGATCACACAACAACTTATTGAACGGGCACAGGCAGGTCTGCCTATTGATAGCGATGATGCGATACAAGAATACATTGATGCTGGTATTGCTGCTGGCATCTTGGGCGGTGGCATTGGCACCGTTGGCGGGGCTGTATCCCCTGACGCTGGCAAAAGACAGCTTGATGAAGACATCACTAAACTAAAGGAAGTAGCCAGAACAAAGCTTGCATATGGCTTGGATCAAATACAGCAAGAAGCCAAAGAAGTTGATGATATCATTGCGGCCCCTGAGCCACAGGTTCAGTTGGCATTACCCGCGCCAACAGCCACTCCAGAAGATCAAGTTGTTAATCGTGCTGCTGATATAGTGCTTTCATCTATGCGTGTTGAGGGTGAGCTAAAGTTCCCCAAGGCTAGGATTGCCCTGCAAAAAGCTGGCCTCTCAGGTGAAACTCAGAAACAAACAGACAGCCTAATCAAGCAAGCGAGAGACTCCCTTACAACACAGGGCGTGATATCCAAGAGCCAACGTGCAAAGACTGATAGATATACTGTCACTCCACCCACGAAGATGGCAGAGAAAGTGCTGGATAATATCAGACGTGACAGCGCAAATGTTGTTGTTAAGGCAAACAAAATTGCCAAGGATATTCCGCAACTTGAGTTGGATTTAAGATACGCAACCCAGACAGGCAAAGATACACGGGGTAATGCAGTAAAGGCTGAAGAGGTTCAGGCGGCTCTTGATAGTAAAAAAGTTCAATTGAACAAATTAAACGCAAGGCTCGAATCGAACCAACAGAAGTTGGTTACTTTACCAGATGACTATAAAGTTCAAGCTTCTGAGAAAATCGAATCAGTACCCGGTAAAGTTACTCCTGAGCAGTTGAAGGCAGAGATAGGCCCACAGCTTCAGGCGGCTGAGAAGAGAGGCGAAACCAGAACCATCTTCGATGGCCTTAGCAAAGAGCAAGTCGAGAAGAAGCCTGAGTATACACAGCGTGAAGAGGCTGTGATGAATAACCTCAGAGAACGTCTGGATAAGATGGGTCTCAAGCGTGTTGGCCTCAAGGGCCAGAAGGTTATTGGCAGTCAAGATAGTTTGGTTGAAGGTCAGTTCGATCCAATGAGCGAGGAGAAGGCAATTACCTTGGCTCTTGGTGTATACGATCCCTCACTGTCTGACGCTGACTACACTAACAGCGTTGCTGAGGTGATGAACCATGAGGCAGTTCATGCACTTGTGGACATGAATGTCTTCACGCCCAAGGAAATAAACCTTCTAAAGAAAGCTGCCAAGAAAACAAAGTTTGTAAATCCAGAAGGAAAGAAGAGATCTTACTCTTACTTGGACCGCGCTGGTAGGCTTAACGGTGAGCTTGTCGGTCGGAAGGGAGACAAGGGTAGGCTATCTGCTGTTGAAGAGGAAGCGATTGCAGAGATGTATCGTGACTACACTGCTGGCAGATTAAAAAATGTTGGAACATCCAGACCTTTGTTCAAGCGGATAGGTGATTTCTTTAGGTCCATAGTAGGGGCACATGTTGACAATGGCTTTAATAATGTTGGTGCTATATTCAGTGGGATTGGTGCTGGCAGTGTTGCTGATCGCGCTCCTGTAACCACAGTCACACAGACCCCGACATCACGCACAGAAGTAACTACTGCGAAGCAGTCAGCTATACCTATTGATGCAGTTGTTGAGGAGGATAGTGTTGCGCCTGAGAACATCAGGATGCCTATCAACACCAATGCCCCCAATGACCAGATACGGGCAGAGATAGAAAAGCTAACGAAAGAGAATGTGCCTCTTGTTAAACGTCTTATCAAAAGGATTGATGAGAAGTTTGGCACCAAGTCAGGTGACAACATCAAAGACTTGTCAAAGGTAACTCAGAAGGCGAGCAGACCATCTATCTTGGCGAACAAGCCTTGGCATGACGCATCACACATCCGTGATTCTTACAGGTTCAAGACTGTTATTGATGACTTCAGAGACGTTCCAGCTATCTTCGATGAGCTTCTCAAGGAAGGCATAAGCCTAGTTAAGATCGACACAAACAAATTGTTTGAGCCAAAGGAATGGGGATGGCGCATCATTGCGTTTGATATTCGTATGCCTAACGGTCAGTTGGTTGAATGGTATCTGCCACTAAGAGAGCTTGAGGCGGAGAAGAAAGCACGGGGCCACCTGATCTTTGAAGAGTGGAGAAACAAAACTCAACAGGAACTACAGGATCAACAGGCAGAATACTTTGCATCTATCGCAAAGAGCTATCGTAATTATGATGCTGCTTTCCAAGCTGCCCTAGATCGGACAGGTATCTCCCGTCAGGAAGCTGAGTCTTCTTGGAGAAGCGCAGAGAGTTCCATGCTGGAAGCTGCGCGGAATGCCCGTAGATCATCTGCGGTTGGTATCTCTTCTCCAACCAGACTGCCCACTGGTTTGATGGATCCATCCAGTGTTCGTACTGATGATGTGCCATCTGATTTAAATATTACTGCACGGGAAGTTCCGTCTTCCACTAGAGCAAAAGCTTCTTCTGCCATTGACATAACTCCTTCTACTGAGACATCTATCATATCAGATCAGATAGAGTCAACCTTTGGTGACATAGACACTGAGGCTCTTGGCATTAAGAGATCAATGGTGCCACTGACACCAGCCCAACGTGATGCGAGTATACTTGATTACCTTAATCCAAAAACAGGACAGCCTCAATTTAAAAAGAAAGAAGGCTCAGAGACATTAGTTAGCTTTGCTGAGAAACTTCTTGGCCTGCGTAACGTGCCGCCTTTGGACATAATAAATTCAGAGCGTGACAAGCAAGACGCAGCAAGGATCATGGCGGCTGAAGCTGAGGCAGCATTAATATCTGGCAGTGATGCTCTTGGTTGGTATGACTCCACACTAAAACTGGCTAAGCGTATTTTATTTCCTGTATATCCAGAGGTCTCACCGGAGAGGCCTGACGGTTCTCCAAACTCTGAGTATGATCCAGCAGCAGAACACGCCTTTGATTTTGCAACTGCCATCACATCAAACGGTTTGTCAGTTATAGACAACTACAGGTTTGCATCTGAGCAGTATGACGCTTGGAAAGCTAGTGATGATGGCACATTCCCAGTCAAAGGATCAGGCGCTCAAGGTGGGTCTATGCTATCTGCCTTTGAGTTCTGGAATACACTGAGCCGTAAGGGCATGTCATCAAATGACATTGAGGCTTTGCTAACCATGCAGATGCCAAAGAAAGACCTTAACACAACAATGCTCAATGTCCTTGGGGCTAATAGAGTTAAAGATTTGCCCAAAGAGTTCCAAGCAAGTGGGGCTGAAGAGGCAGATACAATGGTGTCTGTGGCGTATATACTAGGTCCAAAGATTGGCAACGGCTTCTACCAAAACCTTAGAGGTAATTACGATCCTCTAACCATGGACAGGTGGTGGATGCGCTTTGCCAACCGCATCACTGGTAACCCCACAGTAAAATATGCAGACGAGCTGATAGAGCAGAACCTTGATAAGGTTTGGAACTTTATTACTGAAGTAGACCAGCCCCTGACAGACATGGATAGAAACATTCTGTTTGAAGCTCAAAGAAAACTGAACATATCCACAATGGATAAGACAGACATACCTCTGATAGCTCCTGTGATTGGTAAGATCTGGAATAAAGATTATTACACCAAGGCATACAAAGATACTGTTGAGGATTTACTTACATCTGGACAGTATGAGTTCAGTCTTAACAAGAGTAAAACTCCTGTTGGTCGAGACGCCGCAACAGTAAAGGAACTTGCTGCTGCATCACGTCCGTCAAAGACAGACTTTCTGAGGGCCGCTGAAACATATCAGAAGAAGCTGATCCCAACACTACAAGAAGATCCTCGCAGCGCACAGGACAGAACTGCAATGCGTGAGGTTGCCAATCGTGCAAGGCAGATCCTCAAGGATGAAGCTGGTGTTGATATAACTAATGCTGACTTCCAAGCCCTTATGTGGTACGCTGAGAAGCGTTTGTTTGAAGCTGGTGGTGTCCGTAAGGGCCGTGGTGATGACAACGATTACGCTGACGGTGCCCTGAACATCCTGAAAAACAAAGGTATAGGCGATGACAAAATCAAAAATTCACTCCCCGCAACAGAGCGAGGAAGACTCGCTGGTGTCATCTCTCAACGAGAAGGAGATGGATCGGGTAGCGGAAGCGTTGATGCAGTTAAGCCAACGATTGCAGAGGGAGACTTCTTCGCCCCTAGAGAACTAGCACTAGAGGCAGCGCCATTCATCACAGAGGCAGACGTAGATCTGTCAACGATGGAAGGTGTAGAAAGTTCAAATGAACTTCCACCACAGAAGCTTTCTCAAATACCCATTGATCCATACAAAGCAATCAGAACTCCAGTCAAACGAACTGGCACTCTGACTGACATTATATATGGCGGTATACAGGAGACTGATGGTGAGGTTATCCCTGTCCTTCTTACTGAAGGAAGCAATGACCAGTTTGATAACGGTGGTGGCCTCTATCACATACAGCAAAGACTGCACGACAAGGAGCTTGTAGAGAACTCAGGGTACAAGCGAGTAGAGAAAGCCATCTACGACACACTGCACAGATGGAAGAGCCAAGGCTATCAGGACGGTGAGAGCGTTGTAGCGTACCCGTCAGGAGGCAACTTGGTTTTGGAGTGGTTCGATAACCGCATGGCTAAAAGCCCACCCCTGCGCCTTGTCCTTGAGCGTGGCAAGCGTAACAGCGGAAAGGGTCCGTATTACGTTAAGACATTCTTCCCAGTTATGGACAAGAAGGATCGCAAGAAGATCCGCAACAGCCAGATCAAACTGAGCGCACTGAACACTGTAAGCGGCACGGGTCTCGACGCGATGCAAGCGGATCGTGTGACACGCTACACTGATATCGCTGACTGGGTTGGTAAAGCTCTGCGCTTGGTGCCCTTCACTGACAAGACAAAAGCACAGAAAAGAGCGGATCTATTTATTCAGAAGGCACAGGACAGCTTCATTCCTGTTGGCAGAATGATCAAAGAACTGAAGGAAATAAATCCTCAGTACAAGATCGCTGACAGCATGGACCCGTATCTGAAGCAACAACTGAGTGAAGGTATTGCTGGCAGTAAGATTACTGAGCGCAAGGAAACAATTTACAAAGCTGCCACTGATGCTGTCAAAAACATGAACATCACAGAGCAGCAGGTTGAACAGTTAAAGGCACTGTCAAATGCTAACTCTGGTGGTGGTAAAGGCCTTGCTGAGTTCACGTTTGAGGGAACAAAATCAAAAGCTTTATCCGCCGTAGATACTTATCTCTATGCAAAACACGCCAAGGAGAGAAACGCATACATCAGAACGGTGGACCCCACCAATGATGCTGGCTCAGGCATGACTGATGCAGAGGCTGATGCAATACTCAACTGGTTTGATAGCCTTGATCCGCAAAACAAAATAGCTTTGCGTCAGGCTGAGGATGCTGTTCGTGCCATTGTCGATGACACTAACGCTGTTCGAGTTGCGGCTGGTCTTCAGTCAAGTGACATGAACATAGGCGACATGGAAGATAGTAACTTTGATTTCTATGTGCCCCTTAAAGGTCACTTTGAAGTTGATCAAGAGGGCGTCTATGGTAGCGGCAAGCCAGCTAGATATGGCGCTATGGGTAGAGAAGACCAAAGGGCCTTGGGTCGTAGATCATACGGCAGAGATATTCTAGCAAGTACCATCCTGCAAAACACAAACTCTATTGTTCGTGGCGAGCGCAACAAGGTTGGTAAGTCTATGCTTGATCTAGTTAGATCAAACCCTCAAGGCATGTCTGGATATGCTGAGATCCTAGATCAACCACCATCAGCCCGTGTGATGCAGAACGGTGCGGTTGTCATCAAGCCAACGAGAACCTATCGTGATGACCCATCAATCGCCATTGTAAAAGAAGATGGAAAAGAAAAAGTCCTTCAGTTCTATGACAACAATCTTGCTGGTGCATTCAATGGAGAAAACATTTGGGATGCTGGCAATGCTGCCGCAATCACCAGAGGTTTGGCTAAGGTAAACAGATACCTGTCAAACATTAATACATCTTGGAACCCAGAGTTCTTTATCTCCAACTTTATTCGTGACGTTCAAGCCGCTGGCATACAGGTCAGTGAGTTTGAAATGGATGGCCTGAGAAAAGACACGATTAGGAATGTGTTGAAGGCAGCAAAAGGCTTGAAAAGATCCATCCTAAACAAGGATGATTCCTCTGACTGGGCAAAGAAATACAAGGAGTTCAGAGCATACGGTGGTGCGAGTGCTGCCAACCCAATGACCACATTGCAGGATCAGATATCTGATCTTCAATCCACATTGTCAGACATCTCTGATGCGAGCGGTAAGCTTGGGTTGATGAAGGCCAAGGGTAAGAAGCTCTTAGAGTTCATGGATAACTCAAACCTTGTGGTGGAAAACGCCATTCGTGTTAGCACTTATGACGCTTTGGTTAGTCGTGGCGTCACCAAGGAGAGAGCGGCACAGGCCGCAAGGAGTGTGACCGTAGACTTTGGCAAGGGTGGTGACAACAAGGCATTCTTGAACTCATTGTACCTGTTCTACAATGCGTCCTTGCAGGGCAGCTTCTTCCTGTTGAGATCACTGGCTCGCTCAAAGAAGGTTCGCAACATCATGGGTGGCGTTATAGCTGTTGGCTTTACGCAGGACATAATCAACTCAATGATGTCAGACGAAGATGAGGATGGGGTAAAGCAGTACGACAAGATCCCAGACTACATTCTGGAACATAACATGGTGTTCATGCTGCCAGATGTAGTTGATCCCTTTGGGCGTGGGTATGTTTCCATACCAATGCCATACGGCATGAACGCATTCCACAATGTCGGGCGTAACTTTGCCAAGATGGCTCAAGGTAGATCAGATCCATCAGAGATCGGAGCATCCATTGGGCGCACAACCCTTGAGATATTCAACCCGCTGGGTGGCACTGAAAGCTTCTTGAACTTCGCGGCACCCACTGTGTTTGATCCCTTCATCTCGCTGTACGGAACCAACACAGACTTCTCTGGCAGAGATATTGTTAAGAAGGCATTCCCAAATCAGGTGGCATCACAAAGCAGCCTGTACTGGAACAATACATCTCCAACAGCGGTTGGAATAACACAGGCTCTTAATGAGTTGACGGGTGGGACTGAGACACTGAGTGGGTGGATTGATTGGTCACCAAACTCCTTGGAGTTCTGGTTCGATTACATCACGGGTGGCGCTGGTAGGTTTGTGCAGCGTACCGCTGAAGCACCAGCAAGAATAGCTGCCGCAGAATCCGCAGAAGATATTGCCACTGAGATCCCGTTCATGCGTAGGGTTTTACGCAGCGTATCCAGCAGGGATGACGTGTCTCAATACATTGAGGTTCGTGATCAGGTAAACAGGGCAACGGCTGAGTACAAGAAGGCGGCTCAGCGCGGTGACGTGGACCGCATCAACAGTGCTATATCTAGGTTCGAGGCAGAGCTTAGGATTGCTCCGCAAATCAGGAAGATCGAATCAGCAAGACGGAAGATCTCTCAGCAGATTACGGCAGTGAATGATTCACGTTTGCCGCAAGATGAAAAGGATCGCATCGTCAAGCAACTGGTTGAGCAAAGAAAGATGATAACCCGTCAGGGAATACTGATTGCTCAAGGAATATAAAAACCCCCTCAGATATCTCTGAGAGGGTTTCATATCTAGCAACGTAAAGTGACCAAACCCCTCGCGTTAAGGAACTATAGATCACTTCACTAATAAGTGCAATAGAACTTATACTCCAAGCGCATCTGTATCCCAGCCAATGACTTCAAAGGTTGCAGGTATGCGGGAAGTTGTAACAGATTTTCTTGCAGCAAATTTATTATACATCTGAACAACAAACTTTGCCCTGTACTTTGACCCCATTCTTAATGATGGATTTTGCTTGCCCATATCATCAATCAAATGATTTCTTGCAAACACAGCCGCGTCACCTTCATATGTAGACTGACCATCACGAAACACCTGCACAAAAGCATTAGCGGTTTCTTCATCGTTATTATAAACACCAATGTAATGTATGGCTGCTAAGATATTTTCTATATTTCTGAATGCCTTTCTGGTGAAAGAAACACTATCAATAACCCTTGGATGCAATTCTAAAACATTGTCTAGTTGCTTGTGAGTTATTACTCCCCATCCCTCATACCTTTTACCCAATCTAACTAGGTTTGATAGCACAGCAGACACAGCACTTGCGTTAGATACGCCTCTTATAGCAAGCCTATCTGAGTGCTTTCTCTTTCTTCCACTGTCAATAGTGTCCATTGCCTCCTTTTCTAAACCTCTAACAAATACAGTTGGAATTGTTTTGTTTGAGTTTATTATGGAAGTTAGTCTTTGCTGACCGTCCAGAAGAACACCATCTTTTGATATCCTTATTGCATCACCATTAAAATCAAAGTCTGAATTTTCCATATCATGCGTAATGCTTTTCACATGAACTTGAGATATCTTCCTGTTCATGGTGTTTCGCTTCAGAAGTTCCTGTGCGAAGTCTGGATCTATTAAAACAATGTCAGCCTTTGGTTCACTGGAAACCAAGTTTCTTCTGACATCTTTGGTTGCTTTCCTATACAAGTTAAGGTTCATTTTACTTTCCTACTCTACAATAGAATAAAATCACTGGTCTTGATGTGACCAATTACCTCCACTTCATGTGAAGGATTTCTTCTGTTCCACCCCTCACCGGACAGAACAAAATCTTTTTTACAGTCTAAGTTTATGTAACCAATCTCATCAGTCCACTCACACACAAACAGACAGGGCAATCCCGTGACATCAGTATGTGTTTTAGCTGATGTGAATTTGGTTATAGAAACTATGACCGTAGGGTACTTATGAAAGCTAACGGATCGCCTTCTAAGTTCCACAAAGGCGGTTGGTTTACCGCCTCTGTGAGCGATGTAGTCAAACGCAGAGAGAGGTTTGTTTCTCTGCATTTCACAACGCCATTTTTCAGCAAGTATTTTAGCCACACGCTCCTCATTGCTGAAGTCAGCCTGAGTTTCATACGGTACTATTTCACCGCCTGTACTCATACACCTAAGCTCTCAACCCAAGTTGTGATCTCAGATTTTCTCCAGCGTTTCATGCGTGGACTAAACTCAATGGCTCTAGGAAAATCTTTCTTTTCATTTGTCCATTTGTAGAAAGTCTTTACATGAATTGACAGGAGTGCTGCCGCTTCATGAGCGTCTAAAAGATCTTCACCGACCTTAAAGTTTTTGAGAAAATCATTCTTAGCCATAGCACTAGAACGGGATTTCATCATTGGAAACATTATTGCTTGGCGCTTGGAAAGATGAAGCTCCATCCCTGCGATTGCGCTCTAAGTTCCCACGCAAAGACACAAAAGGCAAACCACTTTTACCAACCTTCTTCCAGCCAGCGAGGTCAATCTTTGGAGCCTCTATGCCTTCATTCATTTGAGCGACGATATCCTGAGCAACATCGTTTGGGATCTCAAGGTTGCCAGTGTAATCTGGCTGAGTTTCCTTCTGCTTATTTTGATTTTGAAACAACGCTCCGCGTGGTGGATACTGACTCATGATTGATCTCCTTTTGAATTGAGTTCAGATTTACGTTTTGAAAAGTCATTCATTAACTCTTCATACAACTTTGGACTGTTGTCCTTGAGTTGATTGATTGGACCAAGGTTCTTTCGATACACACCATTCAACCATTCTATATCCGATGAAGCCTTAACAACTTCAGAGATTAGATCCTTGGTCTTATCCCAGTTTTCCTCAGACGCATTCTTCTTCACGTCACCTGATGACGCCTCAGTTGCTGAGGGCGGCGGTGAAGTTGGCTTAGCCTTTGGCTTTTTCCCTTTATCCTCTTGAAATTCACGGTCAACTTTGACCACAGAGGCTTGCGTCTGAGGCTCTGCGCCATCATCTGGCGGCAAGTCTTCACCCGCATAGATGTAATGACCCAGACCCAGATAGCCCATGGCCTTCGTCATTGCACGTTGATGGGCAGTGTTGATCTGAAAAGCATTAGGGTTTTTAATTGGCGAGTTCTTATAATCCAGTACAGGAAAAAGTTCAGTAGCACTTTCTCCGCTGGCAGTTACGGTAACACGCACATAAGCGAACCCATGAACGTCAATCATGTAGGGAATGTTTCCTTCCTCGACATGCTTTTCAAACGTGGCATCTGGATAAACATCTTTCAATGCACCCCAAGCATGTGCCCATGATAGATAGGTCATGCCGTTTTTCTTTTTGGTATACTCAGACACATCAATACTTCTGAGTGTTTCCCATACAGTTTTCTTAGCCATCGCTAACCCCCAAACAACCGTTTCAGTTTACCCCAAGAAGACAACTCTTGAAACGGAATTAAATCATCATTTAAATCTTCTTCAAAGCTGACATCCTCTAACTCTGCATTTTTTCCCCTATCGGAATGTGTTCTCTTTTTACCTCTATCAATATTTACCTTTGCCCACTTAGCATCTTCTAGCTTTGACACCTCACTCCAAATATCTGGATTTTTGTAGAAGTGACGTGGACCTACATCTCCAAAGGTGGCAATCTCAATGCGCTCCACCACATCTATGCGAGGCATTCTCTCACCTCTGACTATCTTAGACATGGTAGCAACATTAATACCGATCTCTCTCGCCATATCTCTCTGAGATATTTTATGCTCAGATAAATATCTCTTAATTGCTGTACTCATCTTCCTCACTCTCCTTCAAATATTGATCGCATAAATGTGACACTGAACAGTATCCAGCGCACCTGACCTTCTCGCCCTTTCTGGCTTCAATGGTTAGGTGTTTTGGGTCCAGCGCACTGGTTGATTTAAATCCCTCAAGGTAGGCATCAGCCTCAAACTGAGTATCCAAAACCCTGATGGCTCTCTTCTTTCCCTTTGCCATTACAGCATAGGTTGTTGGGCGCTCCCACTTCTCTGCCTCTGAACACAAAGGCAGTTCATCATGGATATCATAATTTATTTGCGCCTCTTGATGCAGAGACATTCTTTCCTCTACATATTTCTGACACTCATCCCGTGTCCACAATGGAAGGTCAATGATGACAACAGGTGCGCTTGGATAGTCGCTATCGGTTGCAGCCTTACGCTTCTGCCAATCCCTCAAGATTGCACAGATCCTGATGCTCTCAACATCCTTGCCGTTCTGCCTGAGTAACCAAGCGTAGCAGTTCTGTTGATACTCCCATTCTTTTTTACCATGGATTACAGACCAGACAGATGTAACCTTATAGTCAGTTACCCTGATGCGCCCGTCTTCAAGGATCTCTTGATGGTCAAGGGCACCCGATAAAGTCCAATCATTGCAGGATGCGTATAGACGCTCCTCCACTATTGTGTTTTTTTGTTCTATTGAACTTTCTAAAACAGAATGCACTGCCGTTCCAAAGATAGGCCAGATCATATCAACAAGATCTGACTCCAGTTTATCCTTGTGATCATCAACAAGTAACCTGATGCGAGGGCTGTCGATCAGCGTAGTCACACTGATATCAGCCTTGCCTCTTGTGTACTTATCGTTCCTGACAAAGTTCATGAACGGGTCAGGAAGCCCGTAATTATTTGTTATTTTCATTTCTCACTCCTACTGTTAGGTTGAATACCATAGTCCATCTTAGATGGCAATAGTTCTTTTTGGGGGAATACATGGGAAGTTTTGACATAAGTTTTTCAATCCTTGGAGAGCCAGCATCCAAGGCTAACAGCCGCAAGGCTGTTGTCATCAGGGGTAGGCCAGCATTTATAAAATCTGCCAAAGCCAGAGGGTATGTCGATGCCTTCGCAAAGCAGTGTCCAGTGCTTGACTGCCCAACGAAAGATGACGTGAAGGTAGAGATGATAATCTACTACGCAACACGCAGACCAGACCTTGATGAGAGCCTTATTCTCGATTGTATGCAAGATAAAATCTATGCAAACGACAGGCAGGTAAAACAAAAGTTTATTTACTGGGGCTTGGATCGTGAGAACCCTCGAACTTTAATTAGAGTTTCTTCATGTGACATAAAAAATCTGCCAGATATATAATATATATATATATAATAACTGGTATATACCTTTAACAATTATATACCTTTAATAGATATAGAACTTAACAGTTATATACCTACTAGATATAGGCCTTTGATTTCTTTGAAAGTTTCTGGTTGACTGGGGCAGTAATTATATTCTACCTTGGCGGGGTAGAGAAGAGGAACCAGCCATGTCAATCGAACTAAAAGTTCGTGGCGAGGCTTTCAAGTTGGGAACAGGTCAACACAAAATAGCATGTCCAACTTGCAGCCATAGCCGCAAGAAAAAAAATAAAACCCTTTCGTTAAAGGTTGAAACAGAAATGGCAGTGTACCAATGTTGGCACTGCAACTCAGAAGGTTATGTATTTTTAAAAGATCAGGTCAGGGAGAACGTAAGGCCTATGATTGTCGCTAAGCAAATCAATGAAACGAACCTGTCTGATGGGGCAGTTTCTTGGTTAAAGAGCAGGGGCATATCAGAGGAAACGGCAACCAAGGCTGGATTGAAATCAGTCAATCATTGGATCCAGTCTATCGGGTCTGAGACAGAATGCATAACATTCCCATACAAAAACAACGGTCACGTATACGCATCAAAGATCAGGTCAATAACTGACAAAGGATTTTCGTGCAACGGATCACCCCAATCCTTCTTCAATCTGGATAATGTAGAACTGAATGATTGGATTATCATTTGCGAGGGGGAAATGGATGCACTGGCCTTTATGGAGACGGGCTACGACAGCGTAGTATCTGTGCCCAACGGGGCAGTAATGAAGGTGGTTGATAAAAAGATTGACCCCGCTGACGATAACAAATTCAAATTTCTTTGGGATGCCAAGAAGCAGCTAGAAAATGCTGACAGGATTGTGATTGCCACTGACAACGACGAAGCTGGTCAGGCAATGGCAGAGGAAATTGCAAGGCGCATAGGTAAAGATGTATGCTGGAAGGTGGAGTTCCCAGAAGACTGTAAGGATGCCAATGACGTTCTAATCAAGTATGGCAGGGACGGGATTGATAAAATTGTTACGGGTTGCAAGCCGTGGCCTGTCGCTGGTTTGTATGATGCCTCTCATTTCTATGATCAGGTTGATGAGATCTATGAGAAGGGAATGGGCAAGGGTGAAAGCACTGGTTATGACAACGTGGATAATTACTACACTATTGTTGGTGGGCAGATCACCATTGTCACTGGTCACCCATCGTCAGGAAAGTCTGAGTTCGTCGATCAGATCATGGTCAACATGGCTGAGAAAACCAGTTGGAAGTTTGGTATCTGTTCATTCGAGAATGAACCAAGGCTACACATTGCCAAGCTCATAAGTAAGTGGCTGGGCAAACCATTCTTTGATGGTAATGTTCAAAGGTTGACTAGACGTGAGCTAGAGGCGGGTAAGAAATTTGTTCAATCGCACTTTTCTTTTTTGTACCAAGCTGACGGGTCACTGTCCTCAATAGATAGCATCATTGAAAGATTAAAGATTGCTGTCCTTCGCCATGGCATTCGAGGTGCGGTGATAGATCCTTATAACTACATCCAAAGACCAAGCGATAAGAATGAAACTGAATGGATATCTGATATCCTTACAAGGATCAGGGTGTTTGCTCAGGCTCATGACATTCACATATGGTTCGTCGCCCACCCAGCAAAGATGCTGAGAGGCCAAGACGGCAAGGTGCCAGTGCCAAAGGGGTATGATATATCTGGATCTGCCGCATGGTTTGCAAAGGCAGATGTCGGAATGTCTGTGCATAGGCCAGACCCAGTGAACTCAGTGTCATCAGAGATACACATCTGGAAGTGTCGGTTCTCTTGGGTTGGTAAGCAGGGGTTTACTGAGCTTGACTTCAATACCATCACCTCCAGCTATCAACAAAAGAATGCTGACCCATTTTTAAATCCCGTTAAGATAGATCAGGATAACTTTGAACAGATAGACATTGAGGAGTTGGATATTGAACTACCTTTCTAAAACAGTGGTGACCGTTAGAGATGGCAGCAAGGGTCCAGTCCTTTACATATGGAAAGATGGCAAGCCTTGTAGCGTTGAACTCAATCTCAGAGAAACAATAGTTGTAATAAATCAATTATCTGAGAAGCTATTTAATAGTTTGACTGATACAGATTTGAATGATAGCTAGGACTTGAGGCTTTCATGGGGCCTCTCCTCACTCTACAAATTAAAGGGTGGCTCTGCTAAGGTGGGCCACTCTTTTTTTATGAGAAAAAACCCCTGACCATTGAGTGCGAAAGCTCACTCAGTCAGGGGCAGTTGGGGCGCTAGGCCAGTAAGGCAGGACTTTTACTGTTTAGGTGCGCCCGATCAGGAAGAATACTAATGAACTGATTGATCATTCTCAAGTATGGAATAAAGTATAGCCATCTTTTGAACGCAATCACAGATATTTTTTCTGGCATCGTTCATTGCATATATTTCTATGAGGCCATCAATTAATACGACCATCTGATTGAAGGTCATATTGTCTGGAAAGATACCCTTATTCACATCCATCCAATCAGTTATCGAATCAATCTCTCGCTCTATCTCTAATGCCATCTTCATTTATGTCTCCAGTTCCATTGCCTTCATCACGGCTTTTTTGATGCGTCTCTGAAGTAGCCTTTCAGTCATCAGAAAATCCTCACCACACGCGATAACATTTTGGTTGTATCCACTGCCCTTCAATACCCATAGATCTTCATCCAATAGGTTGCCATTGTAAACATGCAGGGCCTTACATTTGTAAGCGGATATGTCGTCTTCATTCAGACGATCAATCTTGCGCTCCTTGGCTTGCAGTATGAAGCGAGGGCCTTTGCCTGATTGCACAACCTCAATGTCCTTTTCATACACAGTTGTGTTCCATGACAATGGTACACGAACCTCATGAGAAGAATACCTTGAAAGGAAGGTTGATCTACATTTCCAAGATGGAGCATCTGCCTGACTTTCCACGCCATAAACATCAAAAGACTGAGACGGGTATGTTCTGTTGAGGATTTGATCTGCAAACTGTACACTCCTTTCCTTCTCGTCATGCAGTTTGTTTGAAAACTTGTATGTTTTCCAAGCAGATCTTGCAGTTCGTATTTTGCTTCTGAGGCCTGACAGATAACTGTTGGCATCTGTTATTGCGCCTTGCCCATACTTTTCGAGTATAGGATCCCATAGCTCTGGGTCACTATCAAATCCCTTTTGCAGGGCACCGTATGTTCTCAGGGTCATAAGCTGTTTGCCTTTGCCCGTGATACCATACTGACTGCACACATAGTCGATGATGGCAGTATTGTTCTTGCGTATTCTTTGGTACGCTAACCAAGGATCATATTCATTCATCACTCACTCCTTTAGTTCATTTGAACTTTTATATTAGCTTGCCTATCTCCCTTAGACCTTTGACATATTGATCAAGCTCCTCTCTCGCATAGAAAATTTCTCTATCTAAGTTGGGGCGTGGGTCACGACTAAGCTGTTCATCAAGCAGATTATCAACCTGACGCCTAAAGAATTTTAACTGAGCCTCTTGAAACGGGCTAAGCTCTTCTGGATTTTTTATGCTCATCACTAAGCTCCCATATGACTGCTCTTGCTTCTGTTGGCCTGTTTGATTTTACAATGCCATGCTTCTCAAGTTTCTTTAGAATTTGCAGGGTTGTTCCAAGTTTCAGCTTGGCCCTGTCTTTTATTTCTTGGGTGGTCCAACAGGTTCTGCGCCTCATCACGTTCACAATTTTATGCTCAGGCGTATGCACTGTAGTTCCCAAGAACTTTCTCGTTTGCCATGCGTTTGGTTCATCACGCAGTTTACGCAAACGATCTTCATCCTTTGCCAACTCCATCATCCTTTCTAATTGTATCTCCAACAGGTCTCTCCCTTGGCTTGCTGGTTTTTGTCAGAGGGTCAGAGTAAAACGTGTGGTTCCCCAAGGTAAAAAGTTCAAATAAACTTTTAGTCCACACTAAGCTGACCTCAGTAGAATGATAATACAGCATTGCCTTGTTGGCAAAATATGATTGACCATCAAGATGATTGCCTATCGCGTCTTGAGATATGTTCACAGCGTCAGCCCATACATCTGGGTCTGTGGGTATGCCAGCCCATCCATTAGGACTGACAAACGAAAACTGTTTAGGCTGCATCACGACCTCGCATATCGTGTCTGGGAACCTATCTGATGCAACACGGTTCATCACCACCTCAGCGACAGCCTTCTGCCCTATCAGGGGTTCGCCTCTGGCCTCATGGTACACTGCCAGTGCCAAGCAAAGTTCAGCTAGCATGATTGTATCTCCCCTCTCCAGCGGGATCGTTGGCTCTTCGATCCCTTATCATTGAGGTTAGCTCAGATTTGGTGTTGATATCTGCATCAAGATATCGCAGCAGCCCATCTTTGCCATGCTCCCATGCGACAGCATGTGCCTCATCATATGTGAGGTCTTGGTTTGCATCCATGATGTAAGAGACATGCATCTCAAACATCTCCATTAGAAATTTAATTTCGTTAGTCATTTCAATCTCCTGTGTTTAGGTAAACTGTCTCGCCAAACGGTGCAGGTTTGCCGCGAGAATATGAAGACACCCACAAGATTGGGTAGTCTGGCGCACGATCTGGGTAGTCAAAGATCCCCATGTCGGTGAAGCAGATCATGTTATCCACATTGAGATTGTGCTTCTCAATGTAGTTGAACACAGGCTGCACACATGTACCGCCCCGACCTTTGTTGCTGAACAGGGTGATCTCTTCGCCCTCTTCATAACGCTTGACGCTCTGGATCTCAGCATCACATGTGATCACTGTGATTGACTTGGGCTTCACGTCACGGCTGATTGCATTCAGCCCACCCAAGAAGAACTCACTTTCACGATCAGCCACAGATCCGCTACTGTCCATCCACACAAGAACGTCACCGCAACCAGTGCCCACGATGCTGGGGCCAAGCACCCCAACCTGATCGAACATCTTACGATTAGGGCGGCGCATTGAGTAGTCATCAGGCTGATCACCACCCATGAAACGCTGCACCTTCTCTTCCCAGTCAATCTGGTTGCGCTTCATGCGCTGCACCAAGGCCTCAATAGATGCTGGCAGCTTGCCAACAGACTTGGCACCATTCGCAGCCATCATGACCTTGGAATTGATGTCGGCTTCCATCTGCTTAACCTCAGCCTCAGACAGTGCCTGTCCACCCTCTTTGGTGGTGTCCATCACCCCGCCCATGCCACCAGCCTGTGACAGGTGCGACACGTCCTCTGGCAGCATGTCATAGACACGCTCAGCGGGAAGGTCTGCATACTGTTCGTCATACAGGCCACCAGCGGGAAGCGAGAACCCAGCCTCAATCAGGATAGGGTTGATCACATAGTCACACGCAATGTTCCAGCGCTCTGGGTCACGATCACCGCGCCGCAGGTTGTGCTTCATGCCAACATGCATGACCTCATGCGCCATCACCCCAGTGGTTTCCTCTTCTGACATGTTCGCCACAAAATCAGGGTTCCACTTGATGAACTTGCCATCGGTGCACATGGTTGGGATGTCTTCATCAGCCTCAATCTTGAGGCTCAGGGCCATTGACCCAAAGAACGGGTGCGATATCACAAGGCGCGTGATAGAGCGCGATACTTTTGTTTGTTCATCCATCTGAACTCTCCTCTACAGAAATTCTACGTTGCCATCATGGTATGTGGCATCGCGTTTAAACTTTAGATAATTTTCTCGATATCTTCCTTCGACCTCTCTTAGGGCATCGTCGGCTGTCAAAGCCTCGACCTTCAAAGAAAAAACTTGTCTCTCTTCAACCCAAATTTCATAGACATTCATTACAACGGCATCACTCATAGGCTTCTCCAAAGAAGTTCAAGGTTACAAAAATTGGTTGTGGGTAGGCCTAGACCTACCCAAAAAAGTTCTATTGAACTTTTACAGGATCATGTGACGACCTTCTGTCATGATCCAATCACGAACCGCTTTGACCTTCTTGAGGTCTTTGTTGCGGCTCAGCGCATCCTTGACACAGAACACAGCGAACTCTTTCTGTGGCAAGCGCATCAAATACTTGATGATGTTATGCGCGTTCTTGTCTGTCATGCGGAACGCAAGGTTTGCCGTGATTGCGTAGGCAACGGCTGGATCGTCTGCGATATCGGACCCCATGGGATCTGCAATCAGCGCGTCGATATCAGGGCACGTCTCATGGATCTTTAAGAACCCATTGAAATCGGCAGCGGCTGCGCGACCAACCTGTCCAGCGATAGCCTCAAGCTGGCACACAGGATCAAGACCCCATGACAAGATTGAACTGACACGCTCCCATGAACGCGGTGATGGGCAAGCATTGGCATCCCTGTCGAACTTGTGCAGGTACTCAGGGCGAAAGCGCAGGAAGGAGTTGACGCGAAAGTCAACGCCCACAGAGTTGAAATATGCCAGCGTGTCATCAAGATCCGCTTCGATCTCCAAGAACATCATGCGGTCCTTCAAGTGAGAAGGCATCTGGTTTGTGCCAGCGCGGTCCGACATGCGGTTACCAGCGGCAACTACAACCCAGCCATCAGGCAAGTGATGCGGCCCCACACGGCGCTCGTTTGTGATCTGCGCTGCAATGTTCTGACACGCCACGATGGCTTGCGGTAGCTCATCCAAAAAGATGACACCATAGCCATCTGTCGGCATCCAGTCTGGACGCATCCGCACCATGTGGCTGCGATCCTCTGAAGGGATTGTCCAACCCGCAATTTCTGTCGGGTCATACTGCGCCAGCGAAATAATGCGGCATTCCATTGGAACACCGCGCTGCTCTGATACGTTGGCAGTGGCTTGCTTGATCATGGTTGTCTTACCAAGGCCAGCGCCGCCAACAGGATATGGCACGATATATTGGGCATCACGCCCATCGGATAGATCCATGTTGAAGTTGATTGCACTCTCAACGATGGTTTGTGCTTGTGATAGTTTCATTGGTTGTCTCCTCAGACTTTACAAAAATTTGAATAGTGTGACGCTTAGGCGGGTACACACTTCTAGTCAGGATCTTTTGATCAATCCCTTCGCGGGTCTCAGCTTCCGCATATCTGCGATAGTTGGTGCCCCACTCTTCCCAAACTGCCCAGTACATCACAGAGCCATCATCACGATGACCATGAGAACCATGGCAGCGGTGAAGACCATCCCAGACAGGAAGGCCTCTACAAATATCAGACGCTTCTCACGCCGTGAAATGCGACTGTTCATGAATATTGCTCCTCTGCAATTTCCTCAAACAAGCAATAAAACTTGTCAACATCCCAGTTGTTTGGGGCCAATTCCATGAAGGCATCAGCGTCCACAAAGTTCCAGTTGATTGACCCGTCAGGGTTCAAGTTCTCTACCATGGCAACAGCCTTCGCCATGGCAGCGGTTACGGTTTCATAGCTAATCATGGTTGATGTTTGCCTTTCCATTTGCCGTTGAAAATCAATCTCACTCTCTGTCATATCACCCCTCGATCCGACCATATTCCCGACAGGGCGCATCCCCGTCATGGACAATTTCAATCAATTTGAATTGCTCACCCTTGGACTCCATCGCGCCCAAGAACATTGACATGTGGCAGTCCTCTTCAAGGTAGAGGGTTGGCACAAACAATTCAGTGACCCGCGCAAAGCTGTAATGCGCGAAATCTTTTAGCGTCAGGCCAAGCCGTAAGGCATCAGCCAAGGGCACTTCCAAGTAGCCGTGCCCAGCGTCAATGTGATAAGTGTATTCTTTCATTACGCAGCCTCCTCTAGTGCGTTCACTTTTCTTTCCAGCGTTGGCATGTCTGCAATAAATGCATGACGCGCACGATCAGACAACTTCGCCCAACCTGCATTCGCACACAGGTACAAAGTCGTTTCAGCATTGGGGTGCGAGAACCCTTCGCCATCACCCGCTGGGATTTCCATGACCAGATCCCCGACAGACAGGCTACGCAAACCCTTGGCATGATAGCTTGGCTGAACAGCCTCGCATCCCCATGGCGCGTTGTCATACTCAAACATCTGCTCAACACTGTCAGCCATGGCTGTGATGCCATGAACATAAACGCGGTGGATTGTTGCAGCTAAAACATCCACTTCTCTCTCAATGCAATCCGCGTCAGACAAGCCGCCGATAGAATGCGAAACAGCCGCATAGGCTGCAAGCTTTGGGGTTGCGCCCCAGCCGCCATGTCTGACGGTCTCACCGTTTACGATGTCACGATCCACCTTTGTCAGGTGCGCTTTGAAAACTAAAAACTTAGGCATTACTTTCCCCCCATCAAAATCATTTTAAGTTCTGAAACGCTACGCATTGTAACGACTGAAAGCTGACGCAGTGTCACGTCAGGGTTGGCATCATAGAAATCAATGATCTCTTCTGGTGTCCATTTATTCATCACTCACTCCTCTTTTAAACCATCCTTGCGCCACCAACGGGCGGCGCAAAAAAAGTTCAAACGAACTTTACGCAGCGAACTGCGCCATCACGGCATTCACGTCTTGGTTCTCTTCAGACGCAGCAGCCTCAGCAGCCTTAGCTGCTTCAGCATTGCGGTAGGCAGTACGCGCAGCCAAAAGCTCCCGCATGATATCCTCGAACTGCTCAAGCTCAGCGTCATCAAGGCCATCTTTGAACACGTCACCCTGTACCGCGTTGCCCTTGTCGTCCTTCTTTGTGGACCACTTGCCGACAACCTGCTCAGCCAGCCGCTGGGCTTTGGACTTACCGCCCTCACCTTTGACCAGCTTCGCCAGCTTGTTCTCGCTGTCGATATTGTGGGTCTCAAAGAACTCACCAACCATGGTGGCGGTGGCATTCGCCATGCCGCTGATCTCAAAGTGCCGTATCGCACCAACTGAGTTCTCCATGTAACGCTTGATGGTGGCCTCTTTCAGACCAGCAACAGCGAGCGCTTCCCGCACTTGTTTGGACGCAGCGCGGGGCAGGTTGCCCTTGACCAACTTGACGGGCGCAAGCGCAGCGATAAGCTCGCAATAGGCCCCGATCTTGTGACCATTGGCAACCTCGTTGTTTGCCTTGTTATCGGCCTTCAGAGAGCCGATCTGTTGCTCCGCTTTGCCGATCAGGTTCACGGTTGCGTCTTGGATTTGAAATGCTGATTTTGCCATCTGTATCTTCCTTCTAGGCTGACAATGTTATGGGCGATTTTACCCTCAATGCCCCGCACGATCACGGGGCATGTAGTGTAAAACCTTATGCTTGCATCATCTCGCGTCTTATGGCGAAACCGTCTTGGATTAGTGAGCCGCCCTTATCCCATTGATGACCAGTTGCCATCACTGTTTGGGCCATGGCGCTGACATGGAATATGTCTTCCTGATCGAACTCATTCAAACCATCATGCAAGAAATAATCTGAGCGCAGACGCCAGTGATTTCCCTGCGGGTCAGTCATCGTATATGTCCAAGCATAACGATTTTCTTGATTTGATTTGATGGTCAAGACGTGATCACCTTTGATGCCGTTGTCCATGACGATCTCGATAGAGATGCCTGACGCATTAATGTTTTGGATTGCAGATTTAATTGAAGCCATTGTGCTTTCTCCTCTCACACATTTACCTGATAATGTTCTTCAGCATATCCAGCGGGGAATATGTCTAAGAACTCGTTCATCTTGAGCATTTCACTCACCTCATCCCATGACATATATTTCAAGCAAGCTTGCAGCATCTGCCGCTCAGTTGCTGCATGGGTATCGACTAAGGCCATTGCCAGATCTCTGGGTGTATTCATGGTTTCCCCTTTCATCCAAGGTGGTAGGCAGCGGCAAGTATCGCTGCGTTGATGGCTGCAACCAAGGCAACCTTGTGTATCAAGGGCAGCGTCTCTGCCCAGATGTAAATCGCAATAATAATTTTCAGAAGATGACACCCCCTTACGAAACAGAGTTTTTGATAGCAGCCAGAAAACTAGCCAATTCAAACGCAGCCTTGACAGTATTGCCATCGGCGGCAGACATGCAGAACGATGCGAAGCAGTCAATCGCGGTGACAGCCGCGTCAGCGTCTTTAATAAAAAATCTGGTCATTCTTAAACCTTTCAAAACTGAACCATCCAAGCGCCATCCCACAGACGGCGCTTACAAAGTTTAGTTCACATTGTGGGCTTCAAAGCGTCACTACTACTGCAAGCTGGTGTTCTCTACATTCAACCGCCTTGCTAGCCCGTTTCCCAGTGGCGGCACTCGCAGCGTTTACGTTTAAGCTCTGAAGTTGCCCACGCGTATGAGGGTTGATGCCTCGTAGTGAGCGTCTCATCTGATCGAAACCCTGATGACCTCGCGGTCGGGAATGCCAAACTGGGGCGATTGCCAAGGGCCTTGCGGCGTTGTCCAGCGGGGCTTGTGAGCGCTAGGCTCGTTGCCCCCCCGCCTTCGAGTACCCTTATGGCAGCTTATGACTCCCTTGTAAACCCCTAATGTTGATTAAAGTTACCTTAGCACTAAAAGCCTTTAAAAGTAGGGGTTTGGCTGGTATAAAAAGTGCAATAGAACTTTTGCAGCGGGGATCTGGATGGAGACGCAGCACGTAAAATCAGGGGTGATTCGCGGGGTATTTTGAGGGGCTGAGAGGGTGTGGTATAATAATACCTCCCATTGAAAACATTGGATAAATTGGAACAAATCACGTGCAGCACGTCAAAAAAAGGGGAAAAGTCAGGTGGTCTGGAAAATGACAAGAACAAGGCGGTTTTTGGAAGGGTTTCGCGGGGCAGATATTGCAAGCTGCTAGTGGGGTGGAATAATACCTCACACTGAAAACATTGAGAAAAAGAGGCATGAGATGAAAAAAGAACCGACAAGCAGCACGTCAAAAGGCAAGCCAAAGCTCACAGTTGTAGCTGCCAGTGAACCAAAGAAAACCCGCAAGCGATCTCCTGCCGCTGGAGTAAGTCAACTGACAGACAAGCAGGAAGCTTTCTGCATGGCGGTGATGGGTGGCAGCAGCTTCTCAGAAGCCTACAGAGCCGCGTATGATGCGGAGAACATGGCAGATGCTACAGTGCATAGAGAAGCCTACAGGCTCGCGGCAGAGAACCCCAAGGTCTCAACTAGGCTGGAGCAGTTAGCTGTGGAAAAAGAAGCAGAGCAGCGCGTGTTGGGCCTCTCTCGAACGGATCTGGTTTTGAAACAGCTTCAAGATATTGCTCTGGACCAGAACGTGCAGGATGGCGCAAGGGTGCGGGCCTTGGAGCTGCTTGGAAAGAACTGCGGGCTATGGATCGACCGCGTGGAAACCACAGAAAAAGCAGAGCGCAGCGCGGATGAGATCGAAGCTGATATTGAAGCACGGCTGAAGCGGCTGGGCATGTGAAAAAGAAGTGCTATTGAACTTTTGCCTCGCACACGCACAGAATTAAAAGGAGTTTTACCCCCACCCACCCCCATCCCCCCCTGATCGTCGCGCCCGATTATTCTGACCATACATAGTATTACACACAAATAATCTCAAAATCTGGTGAAACAGAGACCCCACCCCCTATGAACCTTGTGAACCTTGTGAACTACTTTATAAAACCTTGAACTTTTCTAAACTTTTTTCATAAAACAACAAATTATATATTTACTACTATTATATATCAGGTATAGATAAGTTATATATCTGTTAAAGGTATATAACAGTTAAAGGTATATAACTGTTTACCTGATATATATAGGGGGAACGGCTTGCGAGATTTAAGTCAAGTTCTGTCTCAGATATCAAAGCTCCCACCCAATGAGAAAGCTGCCCTTCTCAAGGATCTTGAGGCTCTTGAGGATGTGCAGAACAAGAAGAAAGCTAAAGAAGACTTCATTTCCTTTGTGAATCTCATGTGGCCTAGCTTTATTAGTGGGCGGCATCACCAGAAAATGGCGAGTGCGTTTGAGCGTGTGGCTAGTGGCGAGTTAAAACGTCTGATTATCAACATGCCACCCCGCCATACCAAGTCAGAGTTTGCCTCTTACTTACTGCCAGCATGGTTTCTAGGTAAATATCCTGAAAAGAAAGTCATTCAAACCGCCCACACTGCTGAGTTGGCAGTTGGATTTGGTAGGAAGGTGCGAAACCTCATACAATCTGAGGACTTCCAGAACGTGTTCAGCGGTATAACTCTGTCATCTGACTCCAAAGCGGCAGGAAGGTGGAACACAAACAAGCGCGGTGACTACTTCGCTATTGGTGTTGGTGGGGCAGTTACTGGTAAAGGTGCTGATCTCCTAATTATTGATGATCCTCACTCAGAACAGGACGCCCAACAGGGACAATTCAACCCAGAAGTCTATGATCGTGTGTATGAATGGTACACATCTGGCCCACGTCAGCGATTACAACCGGGCGGTGCTATCATTGTCGTGATGACACGCTGGTCCCTGAGAGATCTGACTGGGCAGATAATGAAATCTACAGGAAATAAGAAAGGTATGGACGACTGGGAGGTAATTGAGTTCCCAGCTATAATGCCTTCGGGTAAACCCCTCTGGCCTGAGTTCTGGTCAATGGATGAACTGGATGCTTTGAGGGCAGAACTTCCACCTTCAAAGTGGAATGCCCAATATCAACAAAATCCCACGTCTGAGGAAGGGGCGCTCATCAAGCGTGAGTGGTGGAGAGAGTGGGACAGGCCTAGCCCACCCCCCTGTGAGATCATATTGCAGTCTTGGGACACCGCGTTCCTCAAGACACAGAGATCTGACTATAGTGCTTGCACCACATGGGGGGTATTTTACCACCCTGATGATACGGGGCGTAGCCAACCTAACTTAATTATGCTGGATGCCTACAAGGAAAAGCTTGAGTTTCCAGATCTAAAACGTGCTGCCTATGAAAAGTACATGGAGTATGAGCCAGATCAAATGATCGTGGAGAAGAAAGCGTCTGGTGCCCCACTAATATTTGAACTGAGGGCAATGGGCATACCAGTTACAGAGTTTACTCCTTCTCGCGGGCAGGATAAAATTGCTAGAGCAAATGCTGTGACTGATCTGTTTGCCAGTGGATCCATATGGCACCCACCCACCCAGTGGGCACATGAGGTTATAGAGGAATGTGCTGCCTTCCCATCAGGAGAGCATGATGACTATGTGGATTCTACCACTCAAGCACTATTGAGGTTTAGGCAGGGCGGTTGGGTAAAGGCTGAGTCAGATGATTGGGACGATGAACCCAAGTATCAACGTCCGATAGAGTATTATTAAAAGTTCTATTGAACTAAACTTCTATGTTTATGTTAGTTCCCTGTGGTCTATCGGCAGTAGTCTTTGCTCCAAATCTGTCGTAGGCTTTTCCTAGATCTAGTCTTTGCTCTCTAAGTGACTCTAGGTGTGTGTGATTTGCGCGATGTTCTTTGGCTACCCTCTGTTCAGCAAGATGTGCTTCTATTCTCTCACGGCTTTGAGTTTGTTGATGGATATCTGACTGAATGTTGAATGGGGCTGACCCCACACCGCTTAGACCGTCACTCATAGTCTACCCTGCTTTGCTAAGATTATTACAACCGTTATTCCAATCATTATTGAAACAATAATTGTTGAACCACCGTAAACGATAATACGTTCAATCCGCTTTGCTCTGCGCTTTCTCTCAGCCTCAAGCTTTGCCTTTCGATCTTTTCTTGCTTGCACCCGTATGGCTTGCAATTCCCCCCATGCACTGAAGCCTCTGGTTGCAATTACGATCTGACGAAGCTCTTCCTCTGCGTCTTTGGCCCGCTGTAAGTTCACAAACGTCTCCATTGCATTTTCATCAGAACCTGAAAACAAACTGTTTTTCTTTTTCTCATGGGCAGCGCGTAACTCATCTACTCCGTCGAAGAACTCACCAATCTGCTTGGTGACATTTACCAGTTCCTTGCCTGCGGATACGGCAGATTTCACAGCCGCAAGCGCCGTAAATGGATCAATCATGTCTTTCT